GTGCGGCTGGGCCTCGGCAGATGCAGTCTGGTTTAGGCGCATTGGCACAACGTCAACCGCAAAGGCCACAACAAGCCGCTATGCGTCAACCGCAAAGACCACAACAAGCCCCTATGCGCCGTATGATGAAAGCTGCGGAGGGAGGCATTGTAGCTTTTGTTAACGGCGGTAACGTAACGCAAGCAGAAATTAATCAATATCGCCGTAGCGGCGGGCGTGCTACGGCAACCCTAACAGACGATGAAATTAGGGCTAAGATAGAAGATGCGCGAAAAGGAAATGTTGCGGCAATGACCAATGCGGAAGCTCGTGAATTTCGTCCAATAAACCCAGATACCGCTATACCGGGGGGGTCCGCAGCATCCGGTCCAAATAACGTAAAACAAGATAGTAATACCATTTCTGATGCCGAAAATGCAGAAATAAATCGGGAAATTTCTAAGCGGGAGGGTCAGTCTAATAACGGTGCTCAAAGTACGTCTAACGACATTATGGAGCCTGACGGTATTATGGCCTTGTATGGCAAACAGGATAAGTTAACAGGACCAGAAATTAATATATCACAAGCTGGCAGCGGTGCAGCCCAATTGTTAGCAGACGCGGGTATTGATACTAGCACTACCCCCGAAGCTGCTGGTATTAAAGCACAAACTGACGCGCTTAGTTTGTTTGGGCGCGATGACAAACGCGGCAGAATTGATGGTTATCTTCAAGACCTCAAGGATATGGACGCTCGGCAGCAAGACCCCGATAAACTGCGTAGAGAACGAACGTCAGCGTTCTTGCGGGGCACAGCGGGCACTGGCAGTTTTGGACAAACTATGGCTGCTGGTTCCGCTGCAATGGCAGCAGAGCGGCAAAGCCAAGAAAAATCAGAGCGCGAGCGCCTATTAAAACGTATTGGTATTGACCAAATTGCTATGACTATGGATGTAGATATAGTTAAACAAGCGTTGACTGATGGACGTTATGCACGAGAGTCGGCAATTAGGAACCGACAATTAACAGCAGAAGTTATGCAGGGTATGCGAAGGGATGATATTAATGTTGCTATTAACGAAGCTACTTTAGATTTTCAGGCTGATAAAAATAACATAGCAAATCTGCTTCAAGCAGCAAACATCCAATACACCAATGATCTACGAAAGGCTTTGGAATCGGCTGATCGCCGTAATGAAGCAAGTAACATATTAGCTAAAATTGGCAAGGACAAACTAGACTTTTTGGAAAGCTACCTGCTTAACGATCCTCGTATTAAGCAAGCAACTATGATGCTAGAAACGTATGAGGGAGATGACGAAAAGAAAATAGCTGACTTAGAGAAACTTCTTAAAACAGCACAAAAGGAGGCCAATATAAGAGCGGAACAAATGATAAATTTGGCAGGAATTAATGAAACTATGGCTATTCTTGAGCAAATTATAGAAGGTAAAACAAACGTAACAATACCAACCCGAGCAACTAGTGCAACAGGAGATTACGTAGGTAATCAATCAGGATATGTTATAGCATCTCCCAACGAACAGGCTGTAATAAATAGAAATACTTCACAGTAGGTATACAAAGAATGTATCGCACTCCTAGTGAAGAACAATTAGAACGCGTCATTCAAGCCTATAAACAAGATTATGGGATTGATTACAATCTTGACCCTAAGTTTCGGGAGCGAATGAATAGGGCGGCGGATTTTGGCCCTGATAGACAATTACGTATTCAATCTATTATAAATGCCCTTGAAAATAAAAAATTAGACGATGTACCTGCTTTGCCGCAGCTTAAAAAAACTGCGTCAAACAAATTGCAACAAACAGTTCAATCGACGGTAACGCAAGAGCAAATCGAACAAGCTCTTATAAACGCAAATAAAGCAGGGCGCACAGAAGACGTTCGTGTTCTTGAACAAATGCTTCAACGTGGTATGGCTACGCAGAGCACAACCCCGTCCCCTGAGAATCAACAAGAAGACTTTTACACACAACTGCGAAACCTTAGACGGTCCAGTGATGAAGAGTCAGGTTTCATTGAAAACGTTTTAACGGGCTTTGGTTCAGGTGTTGTTACTACTGGCGAACTAGCATCTCTCGGTGGAGCAGCGTTACTTGATGAAGACGCTGAACTTGATGCTCGTGAAAAAATACAAGCTGCCGCTGACTTCTTACGTCCTGAAGGTGGGGATCAAGATGCGCTGTCTTACCAGATAGCCTCTGGTCTTGGTTCTGTTGCTGGTGCACTCGGTGTTGCTGCCGGTACTGCGTATGGTGCCGGTGCACTTGGTGTAGGTGCACTTGGGACTGGTATTGCAGGTTTAATTGGTGCTGGTGCTGTTGGTATTGGCGCGGGTGCTGGTGAAGCAAGTGAACGCGCACGTGCTGCGGGGGCTACAGAAGAAGAACGATCAGCGGCTACGCTTAGAGGCGCGGCAATTGGTTCGTTAGAAGTTATACCTTTAGCGCGTATTCTTAGAATTCCGGGTTTTACTAAGTTAGCTAAAAAAATTGGCGGTAAAACTGTACGTGAAGGTGGTAACCGAATTCGTAGCGCGTTGACTACTGGTGGTGCAGAAGCTGCGCAAGAAGCTAGTGCCGCATTCTTACAGAACCTTAATGAGCGTGGGTACAACGCCGAAAAAGAATTACTTGACGCAGGCATTATTGACGAAGCTATTGTTGGTGGTGGTACCGGCGTTATTGTACAAGCCGTTGCAGACTTTTTTGTTCGCGGTAAAACGGCGAGGCAATCCGCGACCGAATCTACAAGCGACGTAGAAGAAGTCGAAGTTGAGGTCACTGAACCTACACGTACTGACGAAGAAGCACGTGAGACAGAAGCGGCATCGCTAGAGGCTCGTGCACTGGCAGCAGCAGAACGTGATGACGAACGTAAGTTTGAGCAGGCATCGGCTGAAGCCGCACAGCCTGACTTGTTTCCACGTGAACTAGAAGAAGCGAGAGAGGCTCGCCCAGAGGCCGCACTGCGTGGTCAGCTAGAGTCAGAAGGGGCAGAACGAGTACCGCAGCGAGAAGGCATTAGAGACGAGCCTAAGCCAACTCCACCGCAACCTATCCCCGTACAAGAAGATATGGTTGACCGTCTGGACAAGATGGAGATCGACGATGCCGAGATCGCTGAGATCGAAGCAATGTTGCAGGCTGATGCAGTAGCAGAAGCTGAACTAGATCGGGTGCGCGGTAGGTCTGAGCGTGAAACACAAGCCGCAGCGATAAAAGACGAAGCGCGTGCAGACAAAATGAGACCACGTGAAGCTGCACTAGAAGCTGTAATCGGTGAGCCGACCACAGGTAGCTACGTTAATCTTGAAAAACGTTTTTCTAAAGAACTGTCTCGACGCAACATTGCAAAGGGAGAACGGGCTAAACCTACTAAGCGAGAGTCACAACGTATTCGTCGCGCAGCAGACGCGTTTGCGGGTATGCGTCCACAAGAACAGCAAGAAACAAAACCGCAAGAACAGCAAGAAACAAGACCACAAGAACCGCTTGAGACCATCGAGTCTACGCCAGAGGATACACAACTTACAGACCTAGAAGCACGTATCCCAGAACGTAGGGCGCGTGCATCGGCTACTCCGTCACAGCCGTCGTTCCCCGGTATGGGCCGTCCTAAGACACCGCCTGTAGAGGAAACACCACCTGCTCCTAAAATAGTAACAAAAGAATTTATGGACGGACTGGGCGTATCGCCAAAAGCGCCAATCCGTAAACGCACAGAAGGTAAGGACCTTAATGATCCGGTAATTCGTAAACAGTTTACTGACTTTGCTAATAACCAAAGCGTAGCCGAACAAACTCGACTTAATGTAGCGCGAGAACTTGAAGGGGTGCCAGAAGCGCAACTTGAATTGTTCCAGCCACGACGTAGAGGGCGTCCTTCTGCAACAGTAGCTCCCGAGGTACGTACGCCACCGAGCGAAAGCGTGACACCGACAACAGATAGACGTGTTGCTTTTGCAGAAAATGTAGATTCGGCTTCAGTAAATAGACGTGCTGCGCCGACAACAGATAGACGTGTTGCTTTTGCAGACAATGTAGATTCGGCTTTGGTAGATAGACGTACTGCGCCGATTACCGAGGTGCCTACGCCACCGAGCGAAGAAGTAGCATCGGAAACAGATAGACGTGTTGCGCAGATAGCGGACAAGTTAGATTCTATAGAAGCAAAAACAACAACCCCTACTGCAAAAACTAAACGGTCCACTACTACACGTAAACAAGATACTACAAAAAAATCATCGAAGACAAAAACAGCTTCTACGACGCGCAGGGGCAAGAAGACTACTCCGTCGCAGGCACCTAAAGATACTGCGTCTGCACAACTTACTGAAAGATTCGAACAACTGCTCGAACCAGTAAAACAATATGCGCGGCAAATTAGCCAAACCTTCAATGAAACTGTGGGGAAAGAGCGCACTACCCCTGACGACCGATTAAAAATACTTACGCTCTTAAATGATGGTGCAGCCGCCCGCGATAAAGTGGGTAAAGCTGTAATAACGTACTTGGGTAGAGTACCTCGCCCTATTGATGGCTTGTATATGGCTATCTTCGATGTGGCTAATACCACTCCGCAGTTCCGTAAGACTCCTGACATGGACCAGAACGAAGTCACTTTCTTCCAAGGTATGGGTAGTAAACCTGCGCAACAAGTGCTTGATTGGGCGCAAGCTAATCTGTCACCTGAAATTAATAAATGGATTGACGAGACGCTTGCGCAAGAAATACGTGAGATACAACGCATTCAAAGCACTGACTACGTTGATATGTTCCGTCAGCGTGAAGCCAAACTAGTTGCAAAAGAAGCGGCAGAACAAGCGCAAGTCGAAGCTGATATGCGCCAAGACTTACGTACTAGTTTAGAAGAAATAGCTCAAAGGTCTGAAAAGAATTTAGCGCGTGGCTCTGTTTATCCCGGTCTTTACGGTTTAGATAGAACTGTTCATCCTTCTGTAGAAACCGCTTTACGTTTTGGGGATTTACGCGGGGCGCTAGTCTACCTTAATACTTTTCATGAAATGTATGTAGACTCAGGAAAATTGTATCTGTCAAAACCCCAAAGACGTGCCCGTCCTCTTGCGCTAGCTACCAAGTTAAATGAGATCATTAATGATCGTGCCAACCTTAAAGCTGCGCAGGCTGCTACACGAAACTCAAAAGTAAAAAACATTGTGTATCACGGCAGTGCTAAAAAAGATATTACTGAGTTCAAACCGGGTGATGCTACGCAAGGTTTATATTTTAGCCCTAGAAGGTCTTTAGCTGAAAGCTATCATAGATCACGGCTCGCCAAAACTGCTGGTAGTAAATTGCCGGGCGGGGGTTTTTCGATAGAGACCCCTCCAAAAGGTTTAGAGGGTGAAGGACGTGTGTATGAAGTTATGTTGGACATTCGGAATCCTCTAATCATAGATGACTTAAAAAACATGTCTTTGTTAGATCGAATTGATGTGGCTTTGGGGCGTAAAACAAAGCTAGACGTTAAAAATGAAAAACGCATAGAAGTTCGCGAACGTACTATGTCATCTATGTTGCTATCAAAAGAGCGTATTGCAGAGCTAAAGAGTCAAGGGTATGACGGCATAATGAACGAGAATGCTTCAGAGTATGTAGCTTTCGACGCGTCACAGGTTCACATGATTGACAGTGCCGCTGGTGGTACACGGGTAGAAATTGTCGATAACTTAAAAAATGCGGCGGGAAATCCTGTTGCGGGTTTGTTTGACCCAAAGACTAATACAATCAAACTCGATTCCGAAACCGGAATGAGTCCTCATGTGCTACTGCACGAAGCTACTCATGCAGCAACCGCCGCTACGTTAGCGAACAAGAGCCATCCCTTAACGAAGCAGCTCACAAAGTTATTTGAAGACGTTAAAGATTATCTTGGTACCGCGTATGGTGCGAAGGATGTGGACGAGTTCGTAGCTGAAGCGATGTCTAATCCAGAATTTCAAGCCGAACTAGCTGCTATCAATCCCGATGGCTCAAAGATAAACGCCCTGCAACGCTTCTATAACAGCGTAGGAAACTTCTTACGTAAACTTGTAGGGATGCGGCCTAAAGAAATTGGGTCAGCGAAAACAGCCGCCGACATGCTTATAGAAGGTATCCTTGCCCCCGCTCCTAAGTTCCGTAACGCAAACGAGCTTGCGATGGAGTCCACGGCAAAAGGGGTCAAAGAAGAGATGAAAGGCATGGGTGAGACGCAGAAAGCGTTGCACCAGCCGCTTACTCAGAAGTTCCGTGGCGAATGGGCTGACGGTGCGTTCGACACCCTTAGTGCGCTGAATCAGAAGGTCGCTTTTGTTCTGCCGAAACTGGTGGACTCACAGGCACTCAGCGACATAGCTAAACGAGCAGACGCTAAGCTAGGTAAACTTGCGGCAGAGTTCCACGAGTTAATGGAACGGCAGCGGGGTTCAATGGCGCGTGCTGACGACTTTGTACGTGACCAAGTAAAGGTTGTGGACAAGTGGATCGCTAGTGGTGGTACTAAAGAAAAGCAGAAGAACCTCAACGACTTAATCTACAGCCAAGAGTACGGCGCTACTATCTATCAGGTAGACCCAACTAAACCTGTTACTGAGTACCAAGGCAAAATTGATGATAACGGCAACGATCTTGAAGCGATTTGGCGTGCACAACGTGACGACTGGGAGGCACTTGGTGCTGACGGGCGGAAAGCCTACCTTACGATGCGCGATATGTACCGTAGCCTGCACGAGAACCTCAAAGATGCGATCAACGGGCGTATTGACATAGCATTATCCAAGAACCCTGACGCAGCGGCAGAGTTGAAGAAGGAAGTATTTGCTAAGTTGTTTGACAGTAATACCTTAGACGTTTACTTCCCGCTGCTACGTGAAGGCCAGTACAAACTAGAGTTCCAATACAAAGACAGTGCCGTTGATGCAGAGCGCGATAAGTACGTGTTTCAGATGTTCGATAGTAAGAGGCAACGCGACCGAGTTTATGACGCGCTTCTAAAAGACCCCGATGTCATTACGAACACTGTCAATCGTACAGATGGTGACTTCAAAACGTCCGACTTCAACAACGCACCGTCTTCCTCGTTTGTGAAGCAGGTGCTTGATTCGCTGAGCGCAAACAAAGTTGATGACAAAGTACAAGCTGAAATCATGCGCCTATTTATTGATGCGCTCCCAGAGTCATCATTCGCTAAGTCCCTGCAAAAACGTAAGGGTACGCCCGGCTATATGCAGGATGCGGTGTACGCCATGAAGAGTAAGGGCTTTGACCTCGCTCGACAGGTAGAGAAGTTAAAGTACAACGCGCTTATTCAAAATATGGAAGTGCAGCTCAACGAATTAGAACAACCAAAAGATAAGCAGTTTGAGTTCGATACCTTACGTGAAGAGATTAAAGTACGCATGGAGTTCGCTAAGTATGGCGCAAAACAGAAGGGGCTTGAGCGATACGTACGTATGTTCAACCAACTCGCGTTTGTTGGCACAATCGGTTTCAACGTAGCCTCGGCTATGGTGCAGACCGCACAGATACCTATGTTCGTCATGCCTATGCTTGGCGCACGGTACGGATACCAAAAAGCCTACGACGAATTAATGACCGCAGCATCGTTCGTTACAGGTGCACGTGGTATGGGGGAGACCAAGCTCGACAAGATCGCGCTGGCTCATGGCTTGGATGCCTACTACGACATTACCGACAACGGTGACTTTGTAGTTAAGAAAGATGAAGACATACCAGAAGAACGTCTAAAGGAGTTAGAGCGTATTGCCCCAGTCGTACGGCTGGCGTCGGAACGTGGGCACCTTAACCGCTCGTTTATCTTTGATGCCTTGGGTCTTCAAGAAGGTGGTAGGGCACGTAGAACTGACACGTTAGGACGAAAAATCTCAGCGGCCATTGACTACGGCACAGGTATATCGGCGATGATGTTTAACCAGTCGGAGCGGTTTAACCGGCAGGTGACGATGGTTGCATCGTACAACCTCGCATTAGATCGCATCACTGCCGAAAATCCCAATATGCCAAAAGCACAACGACAGCAGATGGCGGCAGAGGAGGCTCTTTACGATACGCAAGAATATAACGGCGGCTCTACCCTAGAGACTGCACCGCGTGTCGCGCAAGAACACATCGGGCGTGTGGCGATGATGTATAAGACTTACGGTCTACGCATGTACTACACAATGCTCAAAACTGCTGCGACTATGTTATCCAAAGAATCCGATCCCGCCATGCGCAAGATCGCTCGGAACCAACTAATCGGCATACACGGTTCGTCCCTGTTCTTTGCAGGTGTACACGGTATTCCGTTATACGGTGCGTTCCAGTTGATGGCGGACTTACTTTTACTCGGAGACGAAGAGGATGACTTTAACAGCATCGTTCGTGAATATGTCGGTGAGGGTTGGTACAAAGGTGCGTTTAACCAAGTTCTCGACACTCTAGAAATAGGTGCTGACGTGGCATCACGTGTACGTCTAACTGGGCTGCTGCTGCAAGAGAACAGATACAACCCCAACCCATCAGCGGAAGAAGCCGTAGGGTACTACATTGGTGGCCCTGCACTCAGCGTGGCGAAACGGACGGGTCGCGGCATCATAGATTTATATAACGGTGAAATACAGCGCGGCATCGAAAGCATCATGCCTGTGGGTTTTTCTAACATGTACAAGTCAGTGGGTCGGTACCAACAGGATGGTGGTATATACACGCGCCGTGGCGATCCAATCTATGACGATATGACTGGTGGTGAGTTGTTCGCACAATTCTTCGGGTTCGCACCAGCGGAGTACATACGCATCCAAGAGAACAACCAACGTGTTAAAGGTATCGACATCGCAATTGCCAATAAAAAATCTAACATAACCAAAAAGTATTACGTTGCTGCACGGCAAGGTGATTGGGATGCACTAGCAGATGCTAAACGTGAGATAGCTAAGTTCAACAAAGCGCATCCAAGTTTTGCTATTACACTTGATACCTTGGATCGCTCAATAAAGCAGCATATAAAAACATCCGAGACTATGTACAACGGCGTTACCCTGTCCCCAGCAATGCGTAAACTCGCAGAAGACCATCTTATGGGAACAAGAAACGGGTTTATGCTGCCCTAAAAAATACCCCCTCCGAAGAGGGGGTCGAACGAGGTGGAGAACGACAGACTCTCGGTAGGGTGGACCGTAATACCGTCTGTCTGTGAAACTATATCACAACGTCCTCCAAAATCGTATCCCTAAATTACCGTCTTCAATACGTAGCCGATGTTCCACGGACCAATGTCTGTCAGACATTATCTTGTTTACCTGCTTGATAGCTTCGTTAGTGTTTATGCAGGGTACAAAGATAGACGCGCCTACTGCCAGATGCTCCCAGTTGACTCTAATAGCCACACCATCAGGAGATAGATCATAGGTCCTCAATACCGTCATTGTCGGGGTCCGCATCAAACTTCATTACAATCGTATCGGCGGGGGGTAGTTGTAGGTTCACTCCCTTGGTTAGCTGGACCTTCTTCCGTTTACCCTCACACTTCTTCATGATCTCGCTCACCAAGTGTGAGTAGTTTATCTGTAACTCACCACACCATTCCTTGAGAGGTTTTGGCTTGACGTAGAATAACTTCGTGTCAGTTTCGTACCGTGCAATTAACCGACCACGTGCTACTTGTTCAGGTATCACATGTTGATCTAAGCCGTTGTTGTTTGACCCCCGTAGGTCTTGAGTGCTTTTGATCTGCAATATGTAGCTGATATTCTCGGCAAAGAAGTCATTGAGTACATCTGTCACTGAGTGCTCCATTTCACTTAGGCCACGTTTGTTCTGCCCGATCAATTCGGTAGTAGCCCACTTGAACACCTTGGTAACATCGAAATCGTGAAGCCCAACTTTTTTCGCAATCAGCAACCCTGATATGGTGGCAGTCAAAGTATCCGACCAAAACCTGTTTTCCGTCGTCAGTTCAGCAGCTTCGTCAACACGCTTCTGCACCTTCTTTAATATGGCGCGAGTCTCATCTAAATTACCCATCACCCATTGTATGTAAGGTGCACCTGCGTGCCCGTAGTTGTTAAACACGCTTTCCTTAAACTCATCAGTAATTTGTTTGTCTTTAACTTTGTCGAACAACCGATCCACATGACATTCCAATATCCGTTGTGCCTCTGCTTTCGGCATGGCTTTGCCTCGACTAACCGCCTCGATGATGGACGCGTTAGACGTGTACTGCATAAGTAAACTCCACGGCCTTCCTTGATGCCGTTCTACGTTAGCACTTGCCGTCATGCGTCCGCGTTGTTTACCTGCGGTACCTTGGTAAATCAGGTTAGATATTTCTCGCGGTGTTAGATTAGTCACCTCATCAATGCCCGTTGGCAAACTGTGCATGACCTCTGCACGGTTCATCTTAAAGGCCACGCTATCGTCTCTATCTAAAACAAGTTTACGGGGATTACCCCAAATGCCAGCCGCAGCGTACATCATCATGGTCTTACCCGTTCCAGACTCGTTGTTTACAAAAGCCACGGCACCACAAGGTTCGTTTAAGAACTCCATCAATGGACTCCCAAACCCCATGCCGAAACCGAATTGCTGCAAGACAAAGCGTTCGTCTTGCCAAAACTGCATGGTGGTGTACCACTCATCCAACGTACCCTTCGACTCAAAATGTGGGAAGAACCCCACAGTCTGATTAGCAGGTGGGTTGAACTCTATACAGTCAGCTTTGACCTTTTCATTACCGATAATAAATGTATCGTACTTATCGTCTACCCAACCAAACTGTACGTGCGCTTCGTCGGCTGTACTAGTTGCTTGCAATTCATCTACCCAATTTAGTGTGTATGTCATCAGATCGTCCATCTTCTTAACTGCTACGCCTTCTGCTGATAGCTTCTTACGAAACTCCTCGCTCGACGTAACTGAACTCATAGGTAATGTAAACTCTTGTACCCCGTCTTTTGGTAGATGTAATCGCATGACTAGCGACTCCCCCAGCTCGGGGTCTTTGATTCGTTTAACAACGTATAAGTCGTTATGGTATATCCGCTTCTCGTCTACATCGCCGTCTTCGTTGGTGGTGCGTAGATATACACCACCGTTTGACCCACGCACATAAGGTGGTGGGTACTTAGGAATCACATGTTCGGGTTCGATCTCTTCGGCAACGTAGTTACCCTCATCATCTACTTCCGCTTCATGTAATCGCCTACCTAAAACAATAGGAGATTTAATCTTACCCCACAGGGGGCATTCGACACATACGTCTGGATTGTACTCATCGAACCGTGCACAAGTGTACGGCCCCTTAATCTTATCTACCTTCTTCTGTGTCTCATCAGGATGGTACTCAAGATGGTTCTTAGACATCAGATGCACGGCTTTATCACCGTCAACACAGAATTTAGCGATAGACAACCCCGCTCTCCAAAGAGGTTCGCTCATGGTTTCTTGGTTTTTAACTATGTAGGCAACCTGTGCACACCCCTCATCGCGTGCTGTTTTAATAAGTATGTCTTTGAATACGCTTTCTTGATTGCCTAGCAAATTTTGCATGGTGGTATTTAGGCCATGCGGTATATGTTTCATGGGAACTGGTATCGGTTCGGAGCCAAGCAACTCAGCGAACGCATCAAAATCGACAGTATCGAATTGCCTAGCTAACCCAAAAAAGCCCACGTCAGAAGGAGGCTTGGTCTTGTAGTTATGTGTGTGAGGAACTCTTAACACACGTGCCCCGTCTGCGGTTACTGCTGGGTCAGCATAGAAGTCTTGCTGATTACACAGCCGCTTGAGCCGTTCGGCAACAGGAAACCAATCCTCATACGACACCGATTCCGACAAAAACCAGTAAACGTGTATACCACGCCCCGAGTTAACTATCGTCGGTTTCGGCAGTTTGTTGCGTTTACAAAAATGTTGCAGAGCTACAAGAGCTTGCTCTTGAGATATAAAGTCTTTGCTCGGCCCACAATCCAGATCAAGAAAGAATGCGTTGAGTCGCTGTATGTTGTCTACTTTACGTGAACCCGCTTCTTCAAATGTAGCTAGTCCAAAATAAACATCAAACCCTTCTTCGTCAAAATTGTGAGCGGCATCGACAACAGCGTCTATTGAGTTGTAAAACTTTTGTGCTATGCGCTCATCAGATGATCGTGCTGCAAACACACAATAGTAGCCCTCACTACTCAACGCCTTTGATAAAAAACTTTTTGTTTCCATTGGCCCACCCGTTGCCTAGATAGCCACGACGAGGGACAAAGGAAACCCCCCGTCGTGACAGTTCGATTACCTGTTCATAACAAGTTTAGTCTTCCGAGTCATCCCACTCGTCTATGATCGAACTTAGGTTGGCGTTATTTTCTTTGGGTGCAGGGGCAGACTTTTTAACAACCTTAGTAGGTTCCGCAACAACTTTTTCTGCGACCTCTTCCTCGACAAATTCTTCAACAAACGGATTGTTTTCTTTAGAGTTGTACCCGTCTTCGGCGCTGAATGGATTTGCTTGCCTACGCTCCGCAAGTTTTAAGACCTGAACAGCTTGCAGTCTAAGGCTACAACCGGCACCCATTGAACCAGAGTAAGGCACACCCTTCACTGCAACGTTCACGGTGCTACCGCTTGTCAGTTGGAAATCATCGGGCAGTTCGTTGGTCTTTGCATCAAACTGTGAAGGCTTCCGACTCTTATCGCCATTGTAAGCGCCCTTCAGATTAGCCTTGTGCGTCCACATCCCATCATCGGTTTTCTTGAAGGGGTTTTTGACGGCGGGCCAGTTATCTTTTTTGACTTCCGCGTAAGTTTTTTTCATGTATGTCCACAAAGCCTTGGCTGTTGCGTCATCCATAACAAAGTTCAGTGAATACTCCGCACCATCGTCCGTTGCATCACACGATACGGAGCGTTGTTGGTCGTTGTCGTACCTGTATGTCCTATCCAATTTGGGATACATAGCAGTGATATTTCTTATAACGTATTGCTCAGACATTTAAGTCTCCTATTATGCATTTGCGTCATAGACGAAGCCGTCCACTTCCGCAAAGATTGACCCTATTGAGGGTGTTGATATTGCCATTGATATGGCGTCTTTAGCGTCTTGGCTTCCAGCTTGTGAAACCGCGAGGCTTACTTCATCTTCTGCAAGAGGGCGCACCGCCTTGAAGAAAAGTTTTGGGACAAGGGCAGATTGATCAAACGCGCACTCAGTTATCACCGATATAACAGGTGTGTCATGAGAACTTAGGTGTTGCGCGTACGCTTGCATCGGCATCTTGCCATCCCGTGCCTTACCGAACAACGATGTCGCAGGTAGTTGCAGTTGGTACACCGTGTCTAGTTGTCCTTCGATAGCAACGGCTAGGCGTTGTGCGAAACGACATGCACGTGATGCCCCTGATCCTGACCCTTTTATATTTTGGGGACAGTCCATACAACGATGGGCTTGACGATCCAGCGCCGGTACTTCTGGCGCAGGTGCATCGGTGTCGGCTGACCAGCACGTAGGACGTGTCGGATTGCTAGCGTCATACGCACCTGCGTAATAAGAGCGAGAGATTTTAGCGGCGTTCAAGATTACCACGTTCAATGCACCTTCATGCACCGTGCCTTGTTGCCCGTTAATATACTCTTGGAACTTACTGCCGTTGATACTTATTCGGCGGTGTATGTCGCTCACAAGTCCTCGTCCAACTCACCACTGTCAGCCAAGAGTGCAGAGACAGGAGCGACTTCACTGACGGTAACAGTGGCGTCATCAACGAGAACAGTGTCCCTCTGCGTTAACGCTGTAGATACATCATCAATTGAAAATCTATAGGTGTTACCTACTTTGATGTAAGTATCTTTAGGTATGTGTCCTTGACGCACCCATGCCCGTATGGTCGAAACCGATACAGAGAAATGCTTGGATAGGTCTTCGATTGGGACGAAAGGTCCGGTCATGATTTTTTCCTCACTGATATGATGTATTCAGAGTCCACGTTTAACCCTTTCGGTATGGTCTCCGGATTTTCTTCAAGGAACGTTCGCACGTTAGTTTGGTTGAGCCGCTTTTCCAGAAACTCAGGCACGTTGTGCTCCATAACAAATTGGTGCATCGCTTCCCAGTCGCTGGTCCAGTAGCGCGTCTTCACCGAACGGTAGAAAATACCCTCTGAAGTCTTCACGCTCTCAAGCCCCTGCTCCTTGCAGTACCCGAGTAACGCGGTTTTGACCTGATCCAATTGCTGGTTCAAGTCGTCCTCTGCTGCCTTAAATTCCGCTGAAAGCTGAGCCTTCTTGTCACGGATTTTTAGGTACACACGCGTTAGCTTTTCAGCTAACTTCCTGTCCTCGCTCATACAATTCTCTCTTCGTCGCACGACATAACTGTCGGGGTATTCAATCTACTTGTATGTGATGAGCTAGTCAAGTAATTCCTTGTAAAGGTCAACCATTTTTGTGTGTACGTCAATTCTGTTATCTAATAGTGTGTAAACACGTTTCTCTACAGCAGACCCTTGTAGCTGTACGACGGTACACTTGTGATCTTGCCCTGATCTGTGAACACGTGCGTTAGCTTGAGCGTATGTTTCTAACGAGCTTGTGGGTCCCCACCACACCACGGTGTTAGCAGCGGTGAGCGTGACCCCATGCGCAGCAGCTTGAGGCTGGATCACCAACACTTTCGGGTTATCGGTCGTTTGGAAACGATGAAATATCTCCGTGCGTTTCGGCGCAGACACGTCCCCACGTATAATTTCGGTGGTTATACCATCGTCCAGTAACTTGTTGGTAAGGATGTCGATGGTGTGCTTGAAGGGCACAAAGACCAAAACCTTTTTGCTGCTTTCGTCAATGACTTCACGTAAAACCTTGTAGCGGTTCTTGATGTCAAACTCTAATGCCTCTCCGTTGTCCGTGTAGACTGCACCAGAGGATATTTGTAGGAGTTTGCTCATGTTGATGGCGGCGTTGGGTGCCGTGATCTCTTCACCCGCAGTCTGTAAAACAAGTTTATCTTTAAGCTCCTTGTAGTACTTCTTTTGTTGGCGCGTAAGTTCTACCTCACGTTTGGTGTACACCATGTCGGGTAGGTCGAGGCACTCGTCCTTCGTAAAGCGGATGGCAGGTTGCAGCGCGTTAAACACTATTTCGGTTGCGGTGTCTTTGGCTATCCATTTGAAGTTGGTCACCTTGAACATCACTTGATCGCGGAAAGAACCGAAGAACCGTGGCACTCCGTGGGGGTTGACCATCTTGGCGATACCGTACGCATCGGTAGGACTTTGTGCAGCAGGGGTACCTGTCATCATCCAAAGCCACGTTTGCGGAGTTAACAGTTTATAGAGTGTTTTCCATCGCTTGGTCTGTACGTTCTTATAGTGTGTAGCTTCATCGACAATGATGCAGTCGAACCCGCCGTTCGCAATGTCTTCGGCGACGATATCAACACCATCGTAATTAATAACAACGTAGTCAGCCCCTTGGTTGATGATCTTCTTTCGCCTGTCTTTGCTGCCATAGGCAACGTCAACGGTACGGTGCATAGCAAAACTAAACAAGTCATTACGCCATGCGCTATCCATGATGGAGAGCGGGCAGATAACTAACACACGATTTATTTTGCCCTGCGTCAACAGGAAGTCAGATGCCCATATCGCAGACGCAGTCTTGCCGGTGCCTTGTTCGTTAAAACAAAATGCCCTGCGGTGCATTGTTAGGAATGCGGCTGTAGTCTTTTGGTGTTCGTACGGCGCGTACCGACCAGACCACTTGTACTGTCCCTCTATCGGGGATGGCACGTTGATGTTTAGGTTCTTGAGGATATGCGCTTCGTCTATCCCCCAGTTCACAACTACTTGGTTATCCGGTAGTTGTCGGCTCTTCTCAACAACTTTCGTAACTTTGTTTGGATTTTTCAGGCGTAACAAAAGCGCCTTGTTTTCCAATATCTGCACAACTCTTCTCCCATCGCAACGCCGTACGGCGTGGTGTTAGTGTGGCACTAACGTCGTTTCTTACGCCCTTTGCTCAAAGCCCCACCCGCCGCACGATTACGGCGACGACTCTGCACCGTGACGCCATCTTTGTTGGAACCGCCACGCGATAATGGCTTCTTGTGCGCCACGTCTTTACCCTCTCGCTTATCGGCTTTCCCATTTTTGTTGGCGTCTTTACCTGTCTTATCTATCTTTCTTCGAGCACGTTGACGTTCCATACGTGCCTTAAATTCTTTACTCCCGACAGGCTTATTCTTTTGTTTAGGCCGATCTTTGGGGTTCTTGTATGGCATTAGTTGCTCCCATTATGAGGACATACAGTTACTGGACAGTGGCGTTTGCACAATCCGTTAGGGCGTGGGTTCCAAACATTCTCACGTTCTGCAATCTTCATGGCGTTGTATTTACCTGACCACTTGCGCCACAGTTCAAACTCATCTACCCATGCAGTATAGGTATCTCTTATAAGGTCGTTACTGACCACAAAGACTAGTCCACCCCTGACCTTCTTGATGTCGGGATAATGTGTAAACACCGATAGCGCCATCAGTTCTAGCTGACCTTTGTCTGCGTACCGTGCATTCTTACCAGTCTTATAATCAATCACCCACGCTGTTTGATTTTCCGTATCGAGGATTAGTAAATCTGCGATACCGCGAAACCACACGTTACTGTCATAAAAACCGCACGGTTCAAGGTCTTCTGTGATCCCCATCTTTTGTTCACACAGCTTGACTCCTTGTTTTGCTTTCAAAGAATCAAGCACTGGTTGAGCATACGTAAACTTATCAGGTAGTGGGGTACCGTCCTTAACGTAGTGCTCGGCGCTTTTGTGGAATGCGTTGCCGTATCTGATAGCTTCAGTCTCAACGAACGGATACTCCTTCAATATCTTTTCGTGATAGAACTGTTTGGGGCATTGCTCAAATGCCTTAATCTTGCTAAATGACCACGGTGCCACACTCACTCACAATCCCCGTACGATTTACCTATCCCACTTTCGCAATCAATGGGGAGACCTTCTGCCCATGCTGGTACCCAACGCATACATTGCTCGACATACGCCTGTGTTTCATCGACTTCATCGTCTTTCGCACAAACAACAATCGAGTCATGCACAGTTAGCACGATGCGACATTTCTTACTGATTTGTAGCATCTGCTCACCAATAATACAACGTGCTATCGCCTGACACACATTTTCAGTAACCTTCCCACCATATATTCTGGTGCGCCCACGGCGTGTCCTATAACTGTATTGTAATCCCCTGTCGTCGGTTTCAACTGATAAGTCGTCATAGCGCAGTACTAAACCTGACGGAAGCAGGACACCACGTTCCGATCCCAACACTTCCAGCACCCCGTCTTTACCAATTGGTACACTGTCACCATTGACCATGTGTTTGAGCATGTCTTGACAGTTGCGCCATAGCCTATGGATATCCGCATTCGACTCTCGATAGACGTTAATAACACGACGAGCTTCGTCTAGTTTCATATCAAACCCAAACGTCTTTAGCTGTGCTTGGAACCTCACGGCTCCCATGCCGTAACCTGCGCCAAGGATGGTAGTCTTACCGACAAAACGTTGGTCCTTATCTATCTTATCCACAGGTACCTGATAGATAGCGGATGCCATAATCTTGTACACATCTTCTTTGTTGGCGAACGCCTGAGTCAGATCGTCTTGCTCTGCAAGCCACGCGAGTACACGCGCTTCTATCTGTGCGCTATCGGCGTCGATCAACGTGTAGCCCTCTGGTGCGAGGATACTGCGCTTTAACTTTTTACCATTCAGCCCACGGCTAGGTAAGTTCTGCATGTTGATCTTATCGTCACCACCCCATCGCCCAGTATGCGCGGCGTAATACCTTACTGGTACCGGGAGAGTTCCACGTTTACCTATATCTATAAACCTGTTAGTACGTGTTTCCTCAAGGGTACTTTTTGTGCCCAAACGTGCCGCAACTACGGATTGCACTCGGTCATCCTCATGATCGGCTAATGCTTTGAAAGCCTCATCATTTTTCGCGAAGGCAAAGGTTTCCTTACCCGTGGTCAAACTGATCTTTGTTGGCGGAGTGACACCCAAGCCTTGGAGCATCTCAGCAAACTTGGGGTTGGACATAAGATCATCTTTACACACACCTGCGTGTTCAAGGAGTTGGTCTTTCCGCTCTCTTGTGTCTTCCAGATGCTGTTCAAGTAAACCAATGTCCAGTTCTAAGCACGGCTCCGTAAACATACGCAAGGTCAGGTCTATTATCCTAAGTTCTTGCTTAGGAAAGCCCTTGCGCAAAAAGATATTAAATAGCTTGTGTGTTAGCTCGACATCATTTATGCAGTAGTCGCCGTACACAGACAGTTCTTCGTCATTAAAGTCCGCTCGACGTTTACCTAAAGCATTTAGAACCTCGGTGCCTTTAACACCGATTGAATATCTTTCAGATAGTGCCCTGAGACTGCCACCAACTTCCACGCCATGAACAGCACGGGCGATACACAAAGTATCGGTATACACGCGAGGATGAACATCAAACAACCAAGACAAAATGGCACCATCAAACATAGTGTTGTGAGCAAGTACCATACTTTCTGACCAGCGGAAGCTGTGTAGATACTGCCTAAGTTCGTCGTGGGTTCCACTTGCCCATTGAGTTCCTTCATTGTTCACCTTAATACCCACGCCGATCACCTCAAATCGGGGATCACGTATGTACTCCTCAGTAGTTAATTTAGACAGGGAATAATCCTTGTCGTAATACGTTTCAAAATCTACCGTAATTAAATCCATCAATCTGAATCCTCTGGTGGCAGACACTCGTAGGCAATGCCTGTGTATGCCGCGAGATCAACATAATGGTCACGCTTCGACCGAGTGACTCTCATCCGTGCCAACTTGGTAGCCATCTGCACAAGGACGATGTCATAAGCGGTAAGTTCTTTACCTGTGGTAAGCGTAGCAATATTGGCTATCAGATTGTGGTTGTCGTATGGGTCACCGTAATCGGCGTTGCGGCTTCCACTAGTGAGTTCGATTGCCTCTTCAAGAAGGGATATTCTTTCCCCCTCGGCTTTAGGGGATGAGTTTTTCTTTAACAACTTAACTTCAAAATCGTCCATATAGTTCTCCTCTCTAAAAATGAGTGTGTGAGTCGGTCGAATTGGGCCGTGTCAAGTAACTGGGGCGACCACTTCATTCGACCTATTTCTCGTACGGAGTCGTCTAAAGACAACAACACCTGACGCTCACACTCGCCTGATGCAAATTACCCCAAATTTAACAATCCTCTTCCACTAGCATAGTCAATGTCTGCCCGTCTGAATCGAGCACCACCCACATCTGAAGCTCTGATGTATCTTCAATGGCCTCTTCCCCTAAAAACTGCCGTTCGTCAAACGGGTAACATCCTGTCACCGTCCCGCCGTTCTCCATACTGTGCCAGTTACCCTCTATATCTTCTTGGCCTAACGCCCCAAAGTCGTTACGGATAAAGCGCATCATGCAGTTAAGCATGAATTCCCTCGCGTCCTCTTTGTCCCCAAAGTAGTCATGCAAGTAATCTTCGCAATTCGCCGTTACGTACAAATTCTTTAACCCACGAACGGCTAACTTGTTAGGTAGTGTCCCCTGCTTTTTACGGGCCAACCTCTCGGTTATATCAATTACGTCTCCCATCACTGTTCTCCGTTATTCTCCATTAAGAACACCTATCGCCTTGCTGAGGTCGTCATACAAGCCCTCTTGCATCTCCCACCCAGTTTTGACGAGTTCCATGTCCCCTGCCTTAATTCCTGTGTGGATCAACTTCAGTCCAGTCGCTTTCATCATTGTTCCTGCAAGAGCTTCCCTAAGCTCTTTTATTTGTTCATCAATAGACTTGTTCATTCCTAAATTCTCCTACGTTTCTAAAATTGCCCCGAGATCAAACTTCCACTGATGGCCCAGTTTGTAATACAGCCGTGCAAGTTGTTTACGCTTTGAGGCGTTAAACGATGGTGTCTCGACGTATTGACTGTGATCTTCGTCTGATCGGGCGAGTGCCTCAATCATGTCGAGGACCTGTGCACGGGCTGCCTCTTGTGGTGTGTGTCCGTGTTTATTTTTCATTGGCTTCTCCTATTAGTTCAGCCTTTCGTCTGGCGTACTTCTTACCTAAAAAGAAAAACAGGCGCATTGGTGAATACCACGGCGCAAGTAGATAAGCAGTCTCACACTCCACGGCAATGATGGTCCACTCTCGTTCAGTTCGTTGTTTTTTCATAGATCAACACGTCATCGTGACGTGCCTCTGACGCTTCAAAATCAAACTCAAACTGTCGCGGGTCACGGTTCTGACCACCAACATAAATCAACACGTCATCTATATTGTCTTCGTTGATGACTAGACTTATGCCGCCGCTAGTTTTTATGTCTGTTAAGTTCTTTTCTTGTAAGGGCGTAGGTTTGTTTTTCCCGGCCTTACATTCGATACCAAAAAATCTACCCTCATGACATCCAATAATGTCAGGTACACCACTCTTACCGTAGCCCCCTGTGACGGGGTAGAAGTAGTAAGCACCTAACGTCTTTAGGTGTGCCGCTACTTTCTTTTTAACTTTCGCTTCCGGTGTCATCGCCATGCTTTCCTCCAAACTTAAAATGATCCACAACTACATTGCTACACTTCTCGCACTGGCGCGTTATCCTACGTCTATCAGCCACGTATGTGTCTTCAACCAGTCTCAACGTACTCATACACCAAGAACACACGTTGTCATCTAATCGCTTTTGTATCTCGCCCCGTTCGTCATCCGTGTTGCCCCTCGGAACTGGTATCATAGCCACGGAACTGACCCCACCAAGATGGCAAGGGATAACAGGATAGCGGATAAAATAATTGCCTGAGACACACTGTACTCTTCATCAGGCAACCAACCGTCCTCTTCGTCTCTCTTACAATTCATTTCCATCTCCAAGATAAGAAGGGGGCCGAAGCCCCCTTTGTTAGTGCCGCACTAACATCACGCACGGAATATCCAATAAACATTGGCGTCAATCCGTCTGCCTACTCCCTCGACTGTACTGGTTGGCTTATCCAGACTGGTCATCATGAGTAGGGCAACCTTCTCTTGCATCCACAAGGGAAGGGCATCCACTGAATCGTACTCGCCCTCAATCGTACTGTCAACTTCTATGCCAATAGCTAGTACTTCAACAGTATTGGTACGAGGCGATACGTATACGCGGTATACGTTATCATCACGTGGTAAGTCGTCACCGTACGACATAAAACATGCCCTCACCCGCAGAGAACCCTACGCCATCAACGTAGTCATCCTTCTCCAAGATATTGAGGACAGACAGTTTCTGCATGATGTCCTCGGGCAAGCCATCTGTTGTGTAACGTAATACATCACCCATCTTTGCTTTCCACGAATCCTCGGCATTGTCGATGGAAACCACATCGAACATCTGCTGCCCCGTGCGTTCATACACACGGACAAACCACATAGGCACTGTGCGAGTCTGCAAGGTGTCAAGCTCATCCCACTTAGCAAAGAATGTAGTGAGATTTTCACCGAAAGTAGGATCGATAAACTTGTGGTTACTGTTCATCAGATGACGTAACTCGGTCATGAGCACCGAGTCCCTACTGATTCGTGCGGAGTACAGGCTTGTCTCCACGTCTATGATCCTGTTACGTATATCAATAAACTCTTCACGTGCGTCAGTAACCACGCCTTGCACTGCTATCTGCGCTAGATTTAGACGTATGCCTGCAATCTCTTGCGGTGACATAATACGTAAAAACTTCTTAGCATTACGCACTGCCGTATTGATGTTGGTGGACATCTTCATGTAATACTGGTTAGCAGTCTCGTTGTACTTGCCATTCGTGATGTTGTGAGAGTACACAACATACATATCGTCTGTACTGCCGGTATAACGAAAGTCACCGTATGCCACCCACCCAAGACAATAGGGACAATCGTCACGGTATATCCAATAACTGCAACTATTTTTAAGGCACATCTTGGCACTTAGGTGATTGCAAACTGCTTCCGCAAATCTGTGCGCTCGATCTTGCTTGGCGGCTGTCGGTTCTCTACCTTCGGCATCAAGGTGGGTTAGTGCTTCACTAACTAATTTGTACTTATACATGCTACTTCTCCTCAGAAGTTTTGTGGTGATATGTTGACGTATTTACCCGTGTCAGGCTTTGCTAATTTGTTGTCTAAGATGCACCATAGCAGAGGGCACGCCCATTGCCCCCATGATGCGCCAAGGTACCCGTCCGTTAGCACGATGACGGCTTGCGGTTTGATACCCTCGGCAGTGAGGTACTTGGTGACGCACTCTACGTTAGTACCACCACCACCCTTGGGCTTGGTTGTCTTGACGAGATCATCGAGCTGGTGCATGTCGTATTTCTCGTCCTGACATACTTTGGTATCCCAGTACAGTAGGCGTATGGCCTCGGGCTGCACCGTGTCACAAATACCACGTATCTCGGACATGAACACCGTAAGCTCCCTCTGACCAATGGAGCCAGACGTATCAACAGCAATGACCAACTCACCCACCTGCTCGCTGATACCGCTAGGCATGTAATAACCTGATGACACGTAGCGACGATTGGGACGTTGCCAAGTGGAGTAGTCATTACCGGCACATGTGGTGTAAACAAACTCGCGCAATACCTCGCGCCAATCCACCTGTGGTGTAAGCAAATCTTCGAGGTCACGATCACCACCTGACCCAACCTTACCTGCGATCAATGCGCCTTGGCGTATGGCCTCGTCAACATCACGCGCAAGTTCACGCTGCTCATCGGGTGTGAGTTCGGCAGCACCATCCCAGTCATGGTCATCGAACCCCTGCGGTTGTTGGGGCTGACCATCACCACTCGGCTGACCATCACCTGACGCTACACCTGCCCCCTGTTGCTGATCTTGTGGTGAACCGTTTTCACGTATGTCACGAAAGACTGCGGCGCTGTCCCATCCACGATACTTGTCTGAGTAGCATCCGCCCTGCGGTAGGGTAGCCCAACCGTCCGTGTTGTCATCTGCAATCTTGACGTTGATGACGTAATCACAGGCTACGTTAGCAAGCTGCGGATTGTCGTCATACAGATGACGCCACGTGGTTAGGTGCTTGTACAGCTTGTGGTATACCTCGTGAAGCACGAGGAACCGTAGCTCCGCATCGTTGAGCGAATCGACAAAGCCCCGCCCATACTTCTCATCACGTCCGTTGGTACATGCGGTAGGGATGTCGTCCACCACCGTGCGGTCACCAATCATAAGGACACCTGCGAGGGCAACGTATTTGGGGTTGCCCATGATGTCAACGACGGCCTTGGACAGTCGCTGCTCTGGTGTAAGTTGTTTACCTATGGCTAGCATTACGGTCTCCTACTTCTTGTCTGCGGCGAACATGTAGTTATTGTCCATCGCCCACTGAGTAAACTTCTTGTTGGTCATCACCACCTTGCGGTTGGCATAGGTCGCGGGTTGCACACCGTTGGCGAACATACCCTGCGCTTCCTTGTCGAGTCGCACCATGTAGTCCATCCATGCGTCAACCCAGTCAGCCCCAAGAGTAGACAACGTACGGTAGACAACCATACATACTGCGGCAGCACTGTCCGGCACCTTGGCGGTCTTGGGTTCATCCTTGATGGATTGCAATGACGGTAGCTGGTCAGCCAGCTTGACGAAGGCCATCAGGTCCATAGCGCCACGTTCACCAATAGTACCCATGAGTAAACTTGTAAGGGTCTGATCATCAAACTGATCTCGAACCTTGAGCCAGTCGGACGCCGCCTCAAGTGAACGCGGTGTGACGAACGCCTTGCGCTGCTGCTTGGGGTGGTAGATATAGGGATTGTCGTCGGGGTCTTTGACATCCTCAAAACTGTGAAACAGGTGCGGGTTGTCCTTGCACCAACCTAGCAGGGTGTGTTCGACACCGTTGTTGATACCCCACTCGATCCACTCCATGTTGTCTGGCTTGCGTGAGGCCACGACCGTGATGCGGTTCCGTGCATGGGGTGGCAGTAGATCACCGACACCCTCGGCACCGAGGTTAGTGGTGGCAAAGATTATCGAGTCAGGGTGTAGCGTGTAGCTACCAATCTTGCGTTCGAGCATGAGGCGTAGCAGTGAGTTCTTCACAGCAGGGTTGGCCTTGCCGTATTCGTCGATCATCAGAATAATCGGCTTATCGTTGTGTGCACCCAGTTCCTCATTGGTCAGGTATGTAACGTACCCTGAACCGTTGTCGAGGTGAGCCAGATCGGGGATGGAAATGTCACCGAGGTCTTTGGTGGTACAGTCGAAGTAGCACGAAAGGCGGTTTGGTAACTCACGTGATAGCGTGTTGAGCAGTGAGGATTTACCTGTGCCCATGTGCCCTTCGACTAGAATGGTGCGTTGATGACCACCGACACGAATAGCGTTACCTATTTGGGCAAGACCGAGTGAGTACATTTGAGTTGCAGAGTTCATATAGTTCTCCTGTTGTTAGTGCGGCACTAACTGATTAAAGGTCAATTGAAGGAAGTGACTTGATGACATCATCAACGGCACGTTTAGTTTCTGCACGTAGGTAGCCGTCCTCGCGCAACGCATCCGGTGTGATACCACGTAGGGCATCGTCCAGTTTCATACGCATAGCTGACATCTGACTGTCACCTGTTATGTTGCATACGTCCAGTAGCTCGACAAGATCGACCACGTTGGATACGAGGGTGTCACGAAACACCTTCTTCTGTTCGTGATCGGCATAGTCGAGTCGCTCGGACATCTTGCTCAATGCTTTGAACGCTCGCTGCCATACATCATTCATAGCGTTGGTCAGTTGCTCGGAGTAGTAATTCTCGTAGTGGTTACGTACTAACTCGTTACCCTCATTGCCAATGTCCACCCTGAAGTCACCCGCATCTGGCAGTGGGATGTAGCTGAACCGAAACTTGAATTTCGACGCTAGACTACTGGCGGATGGATAGTCGCTGTATGAGAACAGCTTACCCAGTCGAGCCTGTGACTGGCTGATGGCCCAGTCGTATGTGTTAAGGAATTCATCTACGAGACGCTGATACTCGGACTGCACCTCGGTCAATGTTTCGTGATACTTGAAGTACTGAGCAGTCGGCAGCAGTCGAAGCCCAGTGTCTGACCACGGCATGGTCATGTCGTAATGTAGGTTACGGACGTTAGCTGTAAACTTCTGTACAGCCGTGAGTTCATCGCAGTTGCCCAGCAGCTTTTTGTGCACATTGGCAATACCTCGGTCGGCATTGTTCATTGCGACAACATTACGTGACGCACTCTTGTCTAGCTTGCGTCCAGTCCATGTGCTGATGCTGAGTTCTACCAACATTGACGCAGAGCCAATGGATGGTGCTGTTACTGCGGGTTGACTTGTTAGTGTCGCACTAACATTGCTTTGGTCTGTCATGTCGTTCTCCTGTATGACATATGGTTAAGTTCGTTGATGAGGGGCCACCTGTCGTTAGGACAAGAGCGGGTGCTGTTAGACCCCTCACCAACTTAACTATTATCTCATAGGTAGCGAGGTATGTCAAATGTTACCAAAACGTGTTTAGAAGTGTAAAGTTCTGTTGTTATGTGTAAAGTTCTTACATTGTTCGGAAGTAAGTATTTGATTTGAAAGTAAAGTTCGATTGTTCGCTAATTTTAGGAGTGAGGACTAGCGCGGAGAGGGGAGAACGAAGAGGGGAGAAAACGAATATTGTTAGTGCCACACTAACTTTACCCCCCGTATATACTTTTTTATAAAACGAATAATATATATATATAATAAGAAAACTAAATAAACTACAAAAGCTGATAGGAAGGATATGCCAACGCTTCGCGTGAATTGCTAACGGCTGACATCAAAACGTATTGTACGATTGATACTTTCAAAAACCGAACTTTTACCGAACATTACGAACATTACCCCGAACAAAGGCTCAGCGCGACACTAGGAACTGGTATCTTGTGTTAGTGCGGCACTAACAGTTTCGTACAATGCTGTTGTGGGTAATGATGCGGGCGGCAATATTACCAATGGTAGGACCAAGTCTCGCGTCACACCGCTTGTGCTAACACGTGCTCAGAGGCTCAGCGCGACATTAGGAACTGGTATCAACAGGCACAAAAAAACAGGGCCGAAGCCCTGTTTCAATTGTTACCCTGTGATGGCTTCCCAGACCATCGTTGGTGTTATGCATGAATTGGATGGGGTCCAAAGCGTCTCGTCCCATGTGTCACATCCCAGTAACACGTTAGCAAACATGAGTGCTATCAGAGACCCGGTGAGTGCGAGGGCCATGATGGCCCCCGCTGTCTCTCCCAGTCGTTTCATTTCAAGATTTCGAGAGCTGCTTTCACTCTCGCGACCATGTCAGGCACATCGAAGGTGGCTTCCTCAGCGTTCTGACACGCCTTGATCACATCGTTCAGGTTGTCCCGAACCCGCTGGTCTAGCGTGCGGTTGCGTGGTCCAGCACCGTCTGGCTTGTCAGCAGCCAGTCTCTTTTCAAGCTGGCGTTTGAAGTCATTACGACGTGCACCTATCTGTTGCTGCCAGTAGCGCCGTGTCGTTTTTTGTTCTTCCGACAGTGACTTTACTGGTTTAAGTAGCAGCTTCCGAACGTCAGCGCTGAACCCCATGACGATGGCCGCGTTGATCGCTTCGAACTCATCCGCTGTCGCGGTAGAGTCAGCCGATTTCGGGGAAGTGAAATCAGTGGGTTTATCGAACCCGTCTGCTATCAGTGCGTCGAGCGCCTTGACCCCTGCTTTGTCCGCATTGATCGAACGTGATACAGCATTTGAAATTGCTGAGATTGTCTGAGTAGTTAAAGTGCGCATGTCAATATCCTTATGTTGACAGTTAAGTTTATATAGCCAACAGCACCCGCTGTTGACGCCGACCATTATCGCGAACACATGGTAACGTGTCAATAGATGTTCGTACAATCTGGCACGTTTATATATTATCTGTCACGTTTGTTAGTGCGACACTAACAAAACCGGATCGGCTAGACCATACCCGCCCCCCATGACCCCGTTGTCACATTGGGACTCTGTATTATCTATATATTACTAATCTGCACGAACTATCGTGTTTTTCCTGAGTTTGACCCCCACCCCCCTCATATATAGGAACACCCCCCG